AAATGTGTGTGTGCAGGGTTCATCATCAAGCAAATCGTTTTTTGTCAGATAATCGACGAAAAAAAATACTGTGAAAATCAATCCTCCTGCTATTAAAAAAGCGTCTTTTATGTCGAAAATCATTTTTTCTCCTGTTTTTTCTTTGCATTTAGGATGATTTTGTAAAACGTTGATTTGCTTACGGCATATTTTTTCAGCAAATCTGCCCTGTTTTTGCCGTTGTATTCGGTTTTTATTTTTTCGTTGCGTTCTGAAGCGTATTTTTTGGGAATATAATGCGGACTGCCGCCAATGGATTTCATGATTTTATTAGCGGCACACATTGCTAAATCAGATGCAACCGATTGTGAATGTCCAAAATTCAAGGCAGTTTGCATCACAGCAGTTTTAATTTGTTCGATTACGTCGGTTTCCATGTTTGCCTTTAGTCGGGAATGTAAAAGGATTTCTTTTTGTGTTGTTCGATTGCTTGAATTGGATTTGAACCAATTGGTTCGGAATCAGATTTAGAAATTTCACCGACTAATTCCGCCCATTTTGCTTTTGTGTAATGATGCAAACGCAATTCGTGATGATGCGCGGCGGCGTAAGCGTAGACGTAAGTATCAAGCGGTTCATTTCGCGCACCACGCTTATTCACAAATCGTCCTGTTTTGGGGTCGAAGGTTTCAGATGTGAACCCTGCGAAAAACTCACGCTCTAATTGCTCACTGAAATGTAAAGCGCGTTCAGGCGATTCTTTATCCGCATCCGCCGATAAACGGGCAAAAATTTTGTGTTTGATTTGAATCGTGCCGACGTGTTGAATGTGAACGCCAAACTTGTTGAGCTGCCCGCGAAAATTCACGTCAGTGGCTTTGGGTTTTGAAAGCACAGGCGCGGTCGTTGATGTTGCGCCGAATATCGCTAACGGGCGTTTGATTTGTTTGCGGCGAACGTAATCTTTAACGGCTTCAGTTCGATGCCCGCCCGCGTCAATCGCTGATGCAATGATGGGTAACTTTTTACCGTTTTCGCATTCGATTGGCGTATTGAGTAATTTGGTGAGTTCATTCCAAACATGATCCTCAGCAGGGTCGCCCATCAATTCGACGTAATCCAACACCCACGATTTCATGCCAACGCCCCAGCCGACAATTTGAACCGCTAAACGATTATCTTGGGTATCAACGCCTGCTGTAATTGCGCCCACGCCATACGGTGCAACCCGAAGCGGGTAATTTTCAGCACGTTCTGCTATGACGTTCATTTTGATTGAACGCATTAGCGGGTCTTCAAAGGCTTCGGCTAAATAATCGTTGATAAACGTTTTTAATCGCGAAGGGTCACTTTGACAATCCAGCCACATGACGACTAAATCTGCCCAGCGAATACCCAAACCAATCGGATAATACAAACAGTTCGCATGATAGCCGCGCAATGTACCGTCAGGATTTTCAGCTACCCAACGACCGCGTGCAATCAATTCTGTTTTTTGATGTTCATAAATATCGCCTTCACATTCATTGCAAACATAACGCACGTTGGTTGCGCCTTTTTCCCATTTCAATTTTTGCCAAATCAGCGGCTGTTCATGGTTGCAATGCGGACAAGCGATGTAATAACGGCGTTGGTCTGATTTTTCATAGAGTTGTTCCGTACGGCTTAATCCTTTGATTTGCGGCGTGGAGGCAAACAACACTTTGTACGTTGAACGATATGACGTGGTGCGACCAAGTAACATATCAACAGGATCATCTACGCCCGATAAGTTTTGCGCGAAGGTGTCTAATTCATCGACGAGCAGAATTTTTACCGCCGTGGATTTGAGCCTTGCGGGTGAACCTGCGTGTTCTAAATACAGTTGCCCCCCGTTGAAGTCTTTGAACCATTTGGTGTTCGCACTTTCGCGGCTGGCGTTGGTGGTGAGAATTTCAGCGACTAATGGCGTTTCTTCAATCAACGGTTTTAATTTTTGATTGTTGAATTTTGTCATCGACACTTCGGATGGAAAGCACAGCATTATCGGCGCGGGAGCTTCTACCATCGAATACGCCATGATGTTGACTATTGCTTCACTTTTTCCAAGTTGTATGGGAAGCATTAACACAACTTGATTCACGTTCGAGCGCGACGAAAAGCAATCCATGATTTCACGTTGAATTGGATTGCTATCGGTTCGCCACGCCCCCGCTTTTGCTGACGTTTTATTCGACAACACGCGATGCAAATCCGCCCATTCGCTCACGCTGATATGTTTGCGTGGTGCAAAGGAACGGGAAAGCGCGTGATAAATTTTTTCGTGAGCGTTTAGGTACATGATTTTAATGCTGCTTTTGATCTTCTAGCACTAACAATGTGCGTTGATTCTTGTAGATTAAAAAATCTATTGTCAGTGCAATCGCCGTTTTTATGCTCTATGTGATATGGAGAATCGAATCCTGTTATCATTTTCCATACAATGCGTTGCCACTTGTAATTCTTGCCGTTAATCATTACTGAAATACATTTTGGTGGTTTGCCTTTTCCACGAGTTGAAACTCTAGTTACGTCTTTTCCTTTTCTTGTTGTGGTTTTCCATGTTCCAACGCCATTCGATACATTAAAATCAAAAAGCTGATTTAGAACATCAACATCAGGTGTTCTACCTGGATTATTTACTATCAACAATGAACTTTCAGAAATACTCATACCGCCCCCAATTTCTTAAACAGTTGTGAAAGCTCAGTTAAAAAACTTTCGTTGTAATCGCGCATCATGGATTTAATGCGGGTTGCATCCGATTCCGCAGCGAGTTGTTCGGCTAAAATGTCGGGTTGTGATTCAAAACGATTGCGAATGATTGACGCGGCATTGGTAATTGCGCGTAAAACATCCTCTGCAATTAGCAATAACCCCGTTGATTGTTCATATTCTTGTTTTGCGCGTAAGGCTTTGAATTTTTCGTGTTGTGTTTTGTAATCGTTGTAAGAACCTTCAACGATGTCGGTGGAATTATCGTGTGAACTTTGTGGTTCAACGTCGTCATCGTCGCTTTCAATATCGGAGGTTTTTTCAGCGCGTGCTTTTTCGTGACGCTCGACAACACCGCCTTTTGACAGGTCACGGCTTTCTTCAATCAATTTGAGCGAGGCATCAACCACAATCTTTTTGCCTGTTTCGTCATAAACCAGCCGCCCGTATTTGCCCAAATGCGTCACATAAGACGGTTTTTTGTTCAGGATTCGCGCAAATTCGCTTTTGGTGACGATGTTTTCAGTCATTGACTTCACTATCAGTCATAAAACCGTACTTTGCCGTAAATTCGCTTTCAGTTAGTTTGCACATTTCTATGTATTCCTCACACTCCCCCAGCGTTTTGCAATAGATTTCGCTGTCATCATCGTTACAGGTCACAACATAACCAGTGAAAGCAGTGACTTTCATGTTTAGCGAAGCGGCTTTTTCTTCTAAGGTTTCTTTCTTCATTTTTCTTTTTTTTGTTTAAAAATATAAAAATAATAATGTGTGCAGGGTGTGTGCAGGGTGTGTGCAGGGTGTGTGCATAGTCTGTGCAGGGCTAAAACGTAGGAAATACGCTGTCTGTGCAGGGTGTGCAGGGTGTATGCTATTACGCATACGAGAGTAATGTGTTTCAGGAATTTTAATTGCTCGCACATACGCCCGCGCATTACCCCTGCACACCCTGCACAGCCCTTGAAATTCGTGGTTTTCGTACCCTGCACAACCCCTGCACAGACTATGCACAACCCCTGCACAAACTTATTCATAAGCACCTGCTTTATAGCCTTTTACCGCTAATTTAAAATTTGAAACACACTTACCAAGCCACGCCTGTTCAGATTCCGAAGGCGGTAATTCAATGCTGTTGGGCGGCATCAACATCATGGCTTGTTGCTGTTTCATACCTTCGATGTACCGCTTTCGATGTTTTTCAACGCCACAACTTTTAACCAATTGCGCGACGACTTTTGAAATATCAGTGCTGTGAAAACCATTTTTTAAACACCACGCGCGATAGAGTTCATAAACATCCGTTGAAAGGGCAGGTTGCACTTGAACATCGTCCAATTCGCCACCCACCCATGAAAAAAAAAACGCTGTATTGGATTGCGGTTCAAGTCGATAAGCTCTTTTTTATCGTCGGTATCGACTGGCTTGGTATGTTCGTTAAAATCGCCACAATCCAAATGCAACAGGTAATGATAAAAAGCCGACACGCCCCCATTTTTGATTTCAGCCGCAACGGACTTGTAAAAATCATCATCCTGTTTGCCCTTAATCCAAAATACCGAATGACGACGGTCGTCTTGTTCGAGTACGACAGGTTGAATTTCGTTTGAGAGATAAACCATATTGAATTGATTTTTTTCAAAATAGTCAGGCAGGTTTTTAGGATTGATGCGAATGGTGTCGCCCGTGATAATCGCTTTGAGTTTGTTTTTCAGTTGGAATAAATCGTGCCGTGCAATGACTTCATCAGCAATTAGAAACAATTTACCCGACACCCAAGTGTTGAATTTATCTTCGATTGCCGACTGGTCAATGACTTTTGCGTATCGTCCATAAATCGCCGCATACGCTTCAAAAAATAGATTTTTACCTGTGCCTTGCCCACCATGAAATACCAGTGACGTTTTCAATTTTGCGCCTGGGTGTTGCAACGGATACGCTAACCATTTCAAAACGTATTGATAATGCGCCAAGTTTTCATTGACCAAAAAGAACAGCAAATCTTTGATTAAATCACATTCGCCTTGTATCGGTTGCGTAGGCATACCGTTCCAAATGTTGTACTTAATCGTGGTGTCGGTTTCAGCAGCATCAAAGCCGAATTCTTCAATTTTACCCACCACCCTATCGCCACGTTCACGCCAACGTCCCATCAATTCACGCGAGCGGCATAAATCCTCAATATCTTTTTTAAGTATCAATTTGCGTTCTTTGTGGTCAAAAAACGTGCTTTTTTGCCCTTCGAGTAACGTAAATCGCTGCAAAATGTCATTCACTGACGATAACAATGTGGCGAAACCGTCACTTTCCCCCGCCCCCTCAGTTTGACGCGCCCCGCCTTGAACCCGCCAGCCCTTCGCGGCAATCGCTTGTTCAACTTGAAAGCGCACCGTGGCAAGGGATTCAACGTGCATTAAGTCGTTGAAGTCAGTTAATTTGCCCTGATTTTTTTGGTAGGACAGAAAACGTGCGGGATTATCAGCAAAAACAGGATAAACCACAGCGCAAGCGTGTGTCATGGCGGCTAAATTTGCCCGTTCGATACCTGTATTTTTCTTGGTGTGAGGCTTGCCACATTGGTGGCAAAAGGTAGGATTGATTTCTAAATCAATGTAAGTCTTGCACTCGCGGCAGGTTGCCAGTGAATCATTGTCAGCGCAGATTAGAAAGTTGATGTTGCGGTAATGTTTTTTGAGATTTGCAATCACGGGTTCGATGTTGTTGGCATCGAATGCACAGGCAACGGGAAAGCCAGTTGCTTCGTGAAGTGTCGCGGCAGTCGCGTAACCTTCTGCGACTAAAACGATGTTTGTTGGCGATCCGATTAAATGAAAATGTCCTTTTTTCGCCATGCCAGACGGATAGAATTCTTTATCGCGTCCGAGTTTTTCAATGCGTTCTTTGCTGATTTTAGAATCTAAGATGATTTGCAGACCGTGAACCTTACCGCGTGTGTCTGTAACGGGAATGATGAGCGAGTTCTTTTCACTGAATTTTACGCCGTAAGCCCCAATGCCTTTTCGTGTCAGATAATCACAATCTCCAGCAACGGACATTTTGCCAAGTAAGTGTTCAGCGGCTTGGGCGCAACGTTCGGCACGTTGTTTTTGTTCAGCTTCAATGCGTTTTCTGTCGTCGGCGGCACGCTTACGCATGGCTTCTTGTTGTTCGGACGTGAAAACGTAGCCTTCTTTATCGAGTTCAACTTTTTGAGTATTTTTTTCAGCACCTACCCATTCGCCATACGTTCCTGTGACTAGCGATTCACCGTTATCAAGGCGCATTTCGTGTAACAAATACCAGCCTGATTTTTCACGAGCTTTGTTTGCGCGGCATCGGTGAACACGACTATCGACAATGATTGAATCGATTTTTAACCCGAAGGCTTTGAGTTGTTGAAGGGCTGAATGGTAATTTTTCATTTCATATATTTGGTTTGTGAATCGCTGGAAGGCGCGGTTTTATTGGGTTTTCAGTAACTATTTAGCTTGTTGTGTACCTAAAAAGCGGGGCTTTCAAACCCGCGTAGCGAAAAACGGCAGGAAGTACCTTTTCGGCTCGCCCGAAAAATCTGTTTT